GACGGCCCACAAATCATAAGTGTTTGATTTGTGGGCTTTTATTGGTGGAGCCGGCGGGAATCGAACCCGCGTTAAATGGCTAAAGGACGTGCTTTGCGATTCGATGTTGGCAAAATGCTGTCATTTAGATTTTTTCTTTGTGTCTGATGGCATTTCTGCCGCCGGTTCGATTCCCGGTTTTACATTGGCGAATAGCGCCACGGCTTTGAGGCCGGCATCAGGGGTTGAATCTGGAATCCATCGTCCGTAGGTGCGGCGGATCATTCCCCAATCCGCGTGGCCCATCTGGTTGGCGACCCACATCGGGGATTCGCCGGCCGTCAGCATCATCGATGCGTAGGTGTGCCTGGTCTGGTAGGGGCGGCGATAGCGGACCTTGGCGCGCTTGAGTGCGTGGGTCCAGAGGGTTTTGCGGATTGCCTGATCGCCTTCCCATGGTTCACCAGTGCGCGGGTTGAGAAAAATCCGGCCATCCTGCCGCAGATAGGTGAGGGGCTTTTGGTCGGTGAGCGCGGCCAGTGCCGGCGCCAGTAGTTTTACCTCACGGCGGCCGGCGCGGGTTTTGGTGCTTTCGTCCTCTTTGGCTGCCTGGGTGAGTGCGCGTTGCACCTTGATCACACCCCGGCGCCAGTCAATATCGCCCCATTGCAGCGCCACCAGCTCGGATGTGCGCAGGCCAGTCCAGAAGGCGAACTGGATAAAGTTGCGGGCGTGGCCGTCCAGCTCTTCCAGGATAGCTGCCTGCTCTTCGGCGGTGAATGGGTCGATGTCGTCGTCGCGATGCGGTGCCTCGCGCTTTTGCCATGACCAGCCGACCAGCGGATTGACGTCGACCAGCTCGTCGTGGACCGCATCCTGCAGCGCGACGCGCAGCGGTGACAGCAAATTGGCGGCGCGTTTGTTGCTGCAGGTGAGCGTCTGGCACCATTCGCGCAATTGCGGGCGCTTCAGGTCGGATAGCCGCAGCGTGCCGAATGCCGGAATCAGTTGGTTGAGTATGGTTTTTTTGTAGTCCAGCAGGGTGCTGGATTTGACGATGTTTTCCTGGCGTTTGAGCCAGCCATCCAGATAGTTTTCTACGCTGATTGCGTCGCCTGGCTTGTTAGCGTGGCGCACGCGGCGCTTTGATTCCGGAAAAGTCTGCGTGTAGTCGAAAGTGCCTTTTTCGATGGCGTCGAGAATCGCCGCCCGGTGCCGTTCTGCGCGTTTCAGATTAGCGGGGGTGGGCTTGAGCGCGATCCTTTCCCGGCACCGCTCGCCCTGATAGGAGAAGGTGATTTCGATGCTGCTTTCCGAGGCGGCGCGGACGCCTGTGCCGTTTCTACCCATTCGTGATAGCCCTCAACGTTGATTAAATTCCGGCCATCCGGGGCTTTAACCCACACCTGATTCTCCGGCCAAATGCCGTCGCGGATTTTGCTACGGATCGCCTCTTCAGTGTAACCAGATTCGGCAGAGAACTGCTTGATGGTCTTGTAGCGGATGGTCATGGTGTTTCCTTATGCCTTGGCTGATTCGCATGAGGCGATGACTGCCAGCGCTCGCTGATAGGCTAGCGTTGTGATGTCTTGTGGCTCATTGACTAGATCGGTAAGCGCCGACAGTAGTTCGTCGCGTTGCCGGACAAGCTCACTGAACGGAGCGGGGCACTGTTCGAGTAATTCTGTCGGAACGCCAGCACACGCATTCACGGAGGCGACAATGCGTCGGGCGTCGGCTTCGTCGCAATTCGGGCTGCCGCAGCACCCACACCCATCAACGATGGCTGAGTTTGTTTCGGAATAAATCCGCAGGTAGCTGCCAGTGTCCAGCTCATAGCGCCACGGCTCTTTAGTGTGCTCGCTCATTTCAACGCCTCCAATAGCTGATTCATTGCCAGCTCGCTGTGGTGCCGGCCCTTGACCTTGACCAGGTTGCGGGCGGCGGCTTCGATCTTTTTAAGCCGTGCTATTGCTGAGATTGCCGTAGCGCTGGCAGTTTCTGGATTTAGGTCAAGCAACCAGTACATTGCAGCTAGTTCATAGCAAGCAGCGGAAAGATCGCGCTCAATTTTGGCGTGATTATCCAGCAGCGCCAGCACGGTGGCGGGGTTGGCTGCGGCGATGTATTGCGCATTGGCTTTTGACGTTATCCCGCTTGGCCGTTCTTCAAAACATGCGTATTCATCGACATGTACGACGATAGTGCCCTCAAAATCCCCTTTGGCCGACCATTCTCCGGTTAGTATTTCAAATGCCGTTTCGTCTGTTTCGCACGTTTCCCACGGCCCAGGTGTTGCGTTCTCCGCCAACTCGCGCAGCTTGGTGGTGTCGATGGTCATGCCGATTGCTCCACTTCGTATGTTGCAGGCGTAGTTGGTACGTCTTTGCCATCGTAAAACGCATACATGCCCTGCAGAATCAGGCAAATTGCCCTGTGCTGTTCTTCACTGATTTCGCCAGCGGTGTGGACGCTGCTGCCGGAGTCTATCTTGGCGCGGTAGACGAAGAAGACGACTCCTTTGTCTGGCTTGCCGTCTGGCATGGATATGCGCGGTGCCTTCATTTTTCTAGCCCTCCAAAAATCTCGCGCTCAATGGCGCGGGCCTGAGCGATAATTCGGGCTTTGCCCATGGTCACAGGGCGGCCGCTATTGCTGGCCCAAAGCTCCAAAATCCGCTCATCGCTCAACTTCGGCGGCTTCGAGCATGAATTGATAAATACTGCTTCTGGCGCGTAGTTGAGCATTGCCGTCCAAAAAATAATGGCCGGCGTTGCAGATGGCTCATATTTGCTCGGCTGTGGCCTGTTGTTCACAGCGTATGCTGCCCGCTCAAGCATTTGAACAGTCGGAGTGTACGGGACGATCCGCCATCCATCCGGCACGCTCGGCGCTGGCGGGGCTAGATATAGTGCGGTTCCGAACGGCAATACTCGCCCATCAACCGTCGAAATCGTCAGATGCCCGCCGTAGTACCCTGTTGTTTTCGCAACCGGCTCAGCCTCCGGCGCGTCGATCAGCTCTTGCAGCAAGGCGGCCATGTCCACCGCTGCGTTGTCGGCATGCAGAGTTCTCGGATTGGCCTGCGAAAACCGGCGCAGCATTTGCATTGCCCGTTGTTTCTGTTCTGGTGTCACGTTTAATCCTCCAACAACAGCATCAGGCGATCTGCGCCGATGGTTTCGATTGCAGCCTCTGCATCGCGTCCAGTGGCGAAATAAATAGCGCCCTGAGTCTGGGATTGACCAAGGTCTATCGCGCTCCATTCTTTGTCTCTGTGGTCATAAAACAGCTCCCACTTATATTGCCCGGACCAACTCCAGTCTGCGTTTCCACCGCCCCAGCTAGCCTTCGCCATCTTGCGCAACTGTGTCAGCAGCTTGCGGCGTTCGACTTCTCGCTCGGCTTCTTCTTTGGTGCGGTAGATGTTGCCGGTTGCCAATGCGGCAGCATCCGATATCGATTCGCTATTAAATCCGGCCCATGAGATACAGCCCGAGGCATCGACATACATTGGTATGTCGCCGTTCTTCGGCCACTCATCCGCGCTTGCTTTGGCTTCTGCCTTCAACTGCGCGAGTTGCGCTTCCATGTCTTCAATGCGCTGTTCAATTGTTTTCATTTCGCTTCCTTCCATTCCGGTGAATACTCTACCGTGGCCACGATCTTGACGACGTGGGCGTGTCCGTTCCCTTCACGCAAAGCCAGCTTTGCCGCATGTGCTTTGGCTTCGTCGTAGGTCAATGGCGGCAGTCTGCTGGTGACTACCAGGTACTGTTTTTCATCCATCAGTTAATCCCCTTGTGCGCCCTGTTTGCTTCGAATACCGCCCGTGCATATCCAAGCGGGGTTGCGCTGCGAATGTTATGTCTATCTTCCGATGGCGGGCATTTGTGGATGCGGTCATCTGGATCGCTCAGGCCTTCTGCCCGTTTTTCATCCGGCATCACAAACCCATTCCCAGCCCAGAGGCATGTCTTTTTCGTGTAGTTGTCATCGATGTTGTATCCGGTGAAAAAATGCGGGCTGAATGTGTAATCAGGTTTCCGCCAGTAGCTGCTGATTGTGCTAACCGGGTTCTCTATCTGGTATGGCGCTCCGGCCCACTCGCAAAACTCGGCCGCAGTGGCAAATAGCTCGATACTGCGCGCCAAGCAGCGAAGGCCTTTCCCCTGAAACCAGCGGGCGCCTGATACCGCAAGGTGATCGCATGGCGGGAATGCAGCCACAAACGCAATTTGCTCTCTGCTAACCGGGCAAAGCCACGGTTTCGACAAGTCCCAATGAACTTTATGCAGGCGGCCATCAGTCGTTACCCCCCCCCATTTCGTAAGCAACTGGGTGCTGGATGTCTACGATGTAGCATTCGTATCCCGCATCTAGCCATGGGCGAGCCATGATGCCAGTGACGTCAAACAGAAAAATTGCTGCGTCTTTCACGCCGCAACCCTCCCACCCAGCATCAGCGCCACCTGCGTGTGCAGATTGCCGATGGTGCTGCTGTTGATGATTTCAATATCCTCATCGCGGATGGCGATGACTCTTTCCGAAATGTGCGCGTGGACTGCGCTCAGGTCTGGGCGGTGGACGCGCCAGATCTGGCCGCGTTTGTTGCGGACGAAGTCTGCCTCGTCTTCAAAGCGGGCGTCGGTGATCACGATGCGGGTAATGCCGGCGCGGTCCATGTCGGCGATGGCGTTTTCTGCCTGTCTAATCCAGTAGTCCTGGCCATCGTATTCGCGTCGGTAGTTGGTTCCCCATTGCTGCATGATCCAGCGGGGTGAGCGCGGCAGGGCAAAGTTGTGATTTACCCAGTGTTTATCATTGAGCGAGGCAACGAAAAACGGGTCGCTGCAGCATTCAAGCGCTAGCAGGTCGGTGGGCTTTTCTTTGCGCTCGCGGTCAATCAGGATGTCCACGCTGATGCCGAAAGCGGTGGCCACTTCCAGGCGCAGCGGGTCGGCGTAGGCGTATCTCGCAAAGCCATGTTTGGCGCACAAGTAGTCGGCGATAGTGTCTTTGCCGCTGCCGGCTGGCCCTGTCAGGCCTATCAGTTTGGGTTCGGTCATGCTGCTTGTTCCTGTTGTTTGATTCGTCGTTGGCATATCGCCCCGCCGCATGATTGTGTTTTGCCTGCGATCAGGTTCAGTTCGTTGATCAACATGCCGAGTCCGCAATCGCATACGCAGTGCGCAAACTTGGCTTCAAAACGCATAATCCCCAGATTGACGACGGTGAGCCGCCCGAATCTGTCGCCGGGTTTCATGCTGCTTGCTCCGGTTGTTTTTCCTTGAGGCGATAAACCGTTCTACGTCCTGACTCGATGATTTCCAGCTCGCCGTTTGCGAGCATGGTT